TCTAAAGGAACACCTAATCAATATTGGGTAGAAAGATTTATTGATAAAGTTAGAGTACACGTTTATCCAACACCTGACTCTACAAATGCATCTAAAGATATGCATTTCTACTACATAAAAAGAATACAAGATGTAGGAGATTATACAAATGCAACAGATGTACCATTTAGATTTGTGCCTTGTATGGTTGCTGGTTTGGCTTTTTATCTTTCACAAAAATTTCAGCCACAGCTAACTCAACAAATGAAATTATATTATGAAGACGAATTAGCAAGAGCTTTAGCAGAAGATGGTTCAGCTTCTAGCACATATATTACACCTAAAGCTTATTATCCAGGAGCATAATGCCAAAGTACGCAACAGGTAAACACGCAAAAGCAATATCAGACAGATCTGGTATGGAGTTTCCATATAAAGAAATGGTTAGAGAATGGAATGGTGCATTTGTTCATGTTTCAGAATTTGAACCCAAGCAGCCACAACTAGAACCAAAACCGATGTCAGCTGATGCTGTATCTTTAAGACGTGTTAGACCTGCTAGAACAGAACCAGAGGTGACTGTAAGAATAGTTGATAATGGTTTTGAAACTTATGAAGCTGGATCTAGAATTATAAATGTTTTGTCTCCAGGACATGGTTTAACAAGTGGCACAACATATAGATTTAGAGGTCCACCAACAACGTCTCCAGGCACAGGAAGTTTTGCATATTCTAATCCACAAGATTTTGATGGAATTACAGGTGCAAACATTGCAAAATCAGCAGGATATGCAATTACAACTGGTTTATATGTAAGTGGAGCAACGGTAACAAGTGATTACGCTACATCTAATTATTTTCATTTTACAGTTGATACAGATACTGCTACAAAAGGAGGAATAAAAGGGGGAGGTTATGGTTGTTCAGCAGGGCCCGTAACAATAGAAGCATGATTAAATTTATAAAAAAATGGATTTGTAAAATATTTCACATTAAACAATGTAAATGTGAAGAGAAGAATGAAGTTGGACAAAAAGGACTTCCAATAATAAATGAAACTGCAAAAGAAAAAAAGATACGAGAAAAACATAAAGGAGAATCTAAATAATGGCTGGATTAAGTGCATCAGGATTAAAGACTCAAATAAAAAGTTACACAGAAGTTGACTCTACTGTTTTATCAGACAGTGTTTTAGAAAATATTATATTAAATGCTCAATATAGAATATTTAGAGATGTGCCTATCGATGCAGATAGACAACAACAATTAGGTAATTTTGTAGCTGGACAAGAAAGTATTAATGTTCCAGCAGGAGCCGTATTTGTTAGAGGTGTGCAAGTTTATGATACTGCTGGATCTGAAATTACAGGAGCTAATACATGGTTAGAGAAAAAAGATTATACTTACTTACAAGAGTATCAAGATATTACTGGCACGTCTGCAGCTCAAGGAAAACCAAAATACTATGCGATGTATGGAGGAGCAACGGGAGAAGCTGACACTACATCTGGTCGTATTATCGTAGCTCCAGTTCCAAATACTACTTACAGATTTAGAATACATTTTAATAAAGCTCCAGCTTTATTAGAAAATAACGACACTAATTACATCAGTTTAAACTTTCCAAATGGGCTATTATATTGCTGTCTATCAGAAGCATACGCCTTTTTAAAAGGCCCTATAGATATGTTGACTTTGTATGAAAATAAATATAAACAAGAGGTACAGAAGTTTGCTAACGAGCAAGTTGGTAGAAGACGAAGAGATGACTATACAGATGGCACTGTTCGTATACCAATTGAGTCAGCAAACCCTTAATAGGAGATAAAATATGGCAATTACATCGGCAATATGTTCAAGTTTTAAACAAGAACTCTTACAAGGAAAACACAATTTTAGTTCGTCTAGTGGAGATACTTTTAAAATAGCTTTGTTTACTAGTTCTGCATCTTTAGGTGCTTCAACAACTGATTATTCTACTTCAAATGAAATTACAAATACATCTGGTACAGCTTACACAGCGGGTGGTGCATCACTAACAAATTCTGGTGTGTCTTTATCTTCAACAACAGCGTTTACAGATTTTTCAGATGTATCATATTCTTCTGCATCTTTTACAGCAAACGGCGCTATAATATACAATACAACAACTGGAACAGGCACAGGTACGACTGATGCGGTTGCTGTTATTGCATTCGGAGCAGACAAAACTGTATCTTCTGGTACTTTTACAATCCAATTCCCAACAGCAGACGCAACCAACGCAATCATACGATTAGCATAAGGAGGGACTCCTTATGGCATCAACCTGGGGCAATAACACTTGGGGAGCCAATTCTTGGCAATCTGATACTATTACTGTTTCTATAACAGGATTATCTGTAACTTCATCTTTAGGTTCAGTAGAAGCTTTTAATGAAGCGGGATGGGGATCAGATGGATGGGGTGAAGATGGTTGGAACGGTTCTTTTAACGTAACATTAACAGGTCAATCTATAACTACAGCTGTAGGTGAGATAGCAGCATTTTCAGAACAAGGATGGGGTAGAGATACGTGGGGATCAGAACCATGGAATGCTAATACTGATCCTGCAATTAATGTAGATGGTTTTGAAATAACTTCTTCTCTTGGAACAGCAGATGGATTTAATACAGAAGGTTGGGGACGACAAGCTTGGAACAACTCAGGTTGGGGAGTTGATTATGCAGTAGAACCAACCGGAGTGTCAGCAACTTTTTCAGTTGGAACTGTATCTGCTTTTGATACGACAACCGTTGAAGTTTCAATGCCTCAACAAATAGATGCGCTTCAAGGAAGTGCTACTGTAGATTTAGTAACACCTGCAACCTTAACAGGTCAATCTATAACCTCTTCTGTTGGAACAGTTGTTGCAGAAAACTTTGCTGGATGGGGAAGACAAGCGTGGGGTAATTCTGGTTGGGGTGTTGCTTATACTGTAGAGCCTGTAGGTGTATCAGCAACATTTTCTATAGGCAGCGTAGCTGCAGGAGATATTCAAACTGTAGAATTAACAGGTCAATCTATAACTTCATCTGTTGGAGAAATATCTCCTGCCGATGTTGTTGGTTTAACTGGTTTATCTATAACTTCTACTGTTGGTGATTTAGAATATGAAGGAACTTTAGTTGGTTGGGGTAGAGATGGCTGGGGAGAACAGTCGTGGGGTGAAGCTAACAGTGTTGTATTAACTTTAACTGGTCAATCATTTACTTCTTCTGTTGGATCTACAACAGTAGCAGACATGGCAGTTGGCTTAACAGGTCAATCCTTTACTTCTTCTGTTGGATCACTAAGTCCTGCAGATGTTGTTGGATTAACTGGGCAATCTTTTGATGCATCAGTTGGATCTATAATTCCTGCTGATGTCATAGGTTTAACAGGTCAATCGATAACATCTTCTGTAGGATCAATATCTCTTGCAGATATGGCGATTGGATTAACTGGTCAATCATTTACTTCTTCTTTGGGAGATGTTTCAATATCTTCAAATCCAATAGTTATACCTACTGGTATTTCTATGACATCTACTGTTGGAAATATAAGTCCTGCAGATGTTATGGGCTTAACAGGTCAATCGTTTACTGCCTCTGTTGGATCTCCAACTATAGCGGATATGGCAGTTGGTTTAACTGGAATTTCAGCAACTTTTACATTAGGAAATGTTACAACAATTCCAATTTACGGACCTGTTGACACGGGCTCAAATACATCTTATAGTAATGTATCAACAGGATCGAACGATAGTTATTCTGATGTAAGTTCTGGGTCAAATACGTCTCATAGTAACGTATCAACAGGATCAAATAGTTCGTATTCAGATGTTGCAACTGGATCAAATACAAGTTATACTGACGCTGCATAGGAGATAAAAAATTATGGCTTCAACATATACGCCTCTTGGTATAGAGAAACAAGCAACCGGTGAAAACGCTGGTACTTGGGGTACAAAAACTAATACTAATTTAGAAATAATTGAACAATTAGCAGGTGGTTATGCTGCACAAGCCGTTTCTGATTCTGGAGATACAACTCTTTCAGTTTCTGATGGATCAACTGGTGCAACTCTTGCACACAGAGTTATAGAATTTACAGGTTCACTTACAGCGTCTAGAAATGTAACTATTCCTTTAGACGTGCAACAACTTTATGTAGTTAAGAATGGAACTTCTGGATCTCAAAATGTAGTTTTAAAATATGTAACTGGAACTGGAACATCAGCAACTGTAGCAAATGGTAAAACAGTTTTAGCTTATGCAAAAGCAGATGATGGAACAAATCCAAATATTACCACGGTAGAATTTGGTGGAGATGTTGTAGATGATACATCACCACAATTAGGCGGTAATTTAGATACTAATTCTTTTATGATCGATTTTGATGATAATCATGGTATTAGAGATGAAAACGGCAATGAACAATTACAGTTTCAAACAACAGCTTCTGCAGTTAACCATTTTGATATAACAAATGCTGCAACTGGTAATAGTCCTACTATTTCAGCGGTTGGAGGCGACACTAATATTGACCTTACTTTGGTGCCAAAAGGCTCAGGGGTCGGTAAATTAACTAATGCTAATGGCACTAGTTCAACACAACAAATAACAACCGACGGAAAAGGTATTGTCTTTTCCATGATTTTCGGATAGAAAAGAATAGGAGATTAAAAAATGGCAACACCGAACCTTGTAAACATAGCAACAATTACACCTAAAAATGCAATGGGCACTTTAGGAGACACTAACAGAACGACTATGATAGACGTTCCTGCAGACACTGCAGTAAGAATAGATACAATATTAGTAGCAAATGATGACGGAACTAACGCAGCTGATTGCACACTTGAAGTTAGCAATGATAACGGTTCTACATATTACAAAATAGCAAGCACAATTTCAGTGCCTGCTGATTCAACTTTAAGCATGATTGATACACCGATTTATTTAGATGAAACAGATTTAATTGCAATTACAGCAGGAGCTGCTAATGATTTAGATTATCATGTTTCTTACGTTGAATTGGTAGATTAATTTAAATAGGAGGAAAGATAAAAAATGCCAAAGATTATTAAACCCGCAAAAGGAACTTTTACAACAGCTGATATTACAGTAGATTCTTCTGGAAGAATTATTGCTGCTTCAACTGGATCTGCGGGAGGAACTTTTATTTCTGCAACTGGTGGAACTATTACATCAGAAGGAGATTATAAAGTTCATAAATTTACATCCGATGCTAACTTTGTTGTAACTTCTGTAGGATCAGGAGACCCTGAAAGTGCAATAGTTGATTACGTTGTACTCGCTGGAGGCGGTGGCGGCGGATCGGGACAAACTGGAAAAGGCGGAGGAGGCGGCGGAGGCGGCTATCGTTCGTCCGGAGTATCTTTTGCAGATAACAGAGGATCAGGAACAACACTTCCCGTTTCAGCATCCCCTGGAACTTACCCTGTAGTGGTAGGCGCAGGTGGGTCAGGAACTTCATCCCCTGGAGGCGCAGGCGGTAACGGCGGAGACTCTTCTTTTTCAACAATTACTTCAGAAGGATCTGGAGGAGGTGGAGGAAACCACGGCGCACCAACTGGAAATTTTGGATCTGGTGGTGGAGGCGGTAGAATTCCTCCTGCAACTGACGGACCAGGAAATAATCCACCTACAACACCTGCAATGGGAACTGATGGAAGTGGTCAAGGAGGTGGAGGAGCTTCGGGTAAACACTCTCTTGGAATAGCTGCAGCTGATACTACAGCAGGCATGGGAGCAGTAACATTTATAACTAATACTCTAAATCCAAACGTGGACATGTCTAATAATCCTACCTATGGCTTAATTTTAGGACAAGGTGGTGCATCTTCACCTGGCGGAACGGCAGCTATGCACTATTTAGGTCAAAATCCAGATGGAGATCCCGCTGCTGAAGAAGCAAATACTGGACAAGGTGGAGCAGGAGGTTCAGGAGCACCAGGCACAAATTCTGGTGGATCAGGAGTTGTTTATATAAGGTATAAATATAAGTAAGGAAAAATTATGGCACACTATGCATGGGTAGACAAAGACAATAAAGTAATAAATGTTACAGTTGTTAAAGACGAAGATCAAATGGTAGATGGAGTTGAAGATGAAGTTACTGGAGATCAGTATTTAAAAGAAACTCATAAAGATACAGATTTTGTAAAAAATGGTGGAAAGTTTATAAAATGTTCAATTAGCACGGGATCTAATAAACACTTTAGAGGTAAAACACCTCTTAGAGGTAATATGGCTGAAAGAGGTGGAACATATGATCCGGTAAATGATCAATTTATAAGATTAAAACCTGAAGGTTTTACTAGTTGGATTTGGAATGTTGAGCACGCACAATGGAGAGCTCCTATTGACCCCACTGCAGAACAATTAGAGCAAGGTTATTATTGGGATGAATCAGCTCAAGCATGGGTTGCGCCTCCTTCTGAATAACAAGTCTTCATTTTAGTGAAGAAAGAAAATTTAAAGAAAGAATATGTATTTAGAAAATTATCTACACTGTGTAAGCGATAAACTTCCTGTTAATTTTTGTGATGAAGTAATTAATTTTTCATTAGAAAAGTCTCAACAAATTGCAAGAGTGGGAAGTATGTCCAAAGATAAAATGCATAAAAAAGAAGGAAGAAAAGTAAGAAACTCTCACGTTGTATGGTTAAATGAACCTTGGATATATAAAGAATTATGGCCTTTTGTTTCTGAAGCTAACAAAGAGGCTAAGTGGAATTTTAATTTAACACATCTTGAAAACTTACAGTTTACAAAATATGTAGGCTCTTTAAATCAACATTACAATTGGCATACAGACTGTGGAAAAGGGTCTCATGCATATAGAAAACTTTCTTTTGTTATTCAATTAAGTGACCCAAAAACTTATGCGGGTGGACAGTTTTTAATAAATCCTGAGAGAAGATGGAGTAAAGATAATATTCGTTTTGATAAAAGTTGGGAAAACAAAGGTAGTATTTTATTTTTTCCTTCTTTTTTAGAACACACGGTTACTCCTGTTATTCTTGGAACTCGTTATTCTTTAGTCGGATGGTTAAGGGGGCCTTTGTTTACGTGAAATCTTTTAAAAAAGATAAATATGTAGTTTTAACAAATGCAATTAGTAAAGATATGGCATTAGTAGCTTTTAATTATTTAAGAATTAAAAAACAAGTTTTACAAAGTTTAAAAAATAAAAGGGTTATCTCTCCCTATAATGAATTATTTGGAACTTTAGGTGATTCACAAATACCTGTAAAAGAAACTTATTGTTGTTATTCAGATACACTTATGGAAACTTTATTATTAACATTGCTTCCTTTAATGTGTGAAAAAACTAAATTAAAATTAGTTCCTACATATTCTTATACTAGGTTATATACTTATGGCAGTACTTTAAAAAGACACAGAGATAGAGCAAGTTGTGCAGTTTCTACTACTTTAAATTTAGGTGGAGATGACTGGCCTATTTATTTAGATCCAACTGGAAAATCTAGTTTACTTCCTAATGCTAGTGAACAACAACCAGAATCAGAAAGATTAATAAAAAACCCAAATAAAGGAGTTAAAATAAATCTTAAACCAGGTGATATGCTTATTTATTCTGGTTGCGATTTAGAACATTGGAGAGAGCCTTTTACAGGAACTGAATGTGGACAAGTTTTTTTACATTATAATCAAGAGGGTACAAATGCAAATTTATTTGATGGAAGAATTCACATAGGCTATCCAGAAAAGGAATAATGATATTAAGATTAGAAAATTTTTTAAGTAAAGAATCAGCAGACAAAATAGAAAAACTTTTAGTTTCTGATAATTTCCCATGGTTTTATAAAGATGCTTTAACAGGGTTAGAAACAAAAAATAATAATCAATATTTTTTTAATCATAATCTCTATGCCGACGGTAGAATTTCTAGTGTTTACTGGCAAATAGGTGAAATGTTAGTAAATAAAATTAAAAAAATTAAAGAGGATGATTTTAAAGATTTAAATATATTTAGAATAAAATGTAATATGTACACTAAACAGTCTAAAAAACTTAAAAGTTTAAATCATGTAGATTTACCACATATAAAAAATTTAATAGCTCTTTATTATGTTAACACTAATAATGGAGGAACTATTATTCACGAAAGTAAAAATAAAAGTTACTTCATTCCTTCTGTTAAAAATAATATTGTTCTATTTGATGGAAGCTATCAACACCAAGCTGTGTTTCAAACAGACACTAAAATTAGATTAAATATAAATATTAATTTAATATCAGGGAGTATTCTTTAGGTCAAATTACAAAAAAACAACAAAAATACACGGTGACGGAGTAGTTAACGTATTTAAATAGATAGCACTTTGTGCTATAAAAACTATACTATGTTACAAAAAATAGGATTTCAGCCAGGCATAAATAAACAAATAACACCCACAGGAGCAGAAGGCCAATGGGTAAATTGTGATAATGTTAGGTTTAGATATGGCACACCTGAAAAAATTGGAGGGTGGAATCAATTAGGTGGCTCGGGATCAAATGAACTTACTGGAGCTGGAAGAGGACTTCATCATTTTATTAATAGTGGTGCTAGAAAATATGCTATTATCGGAACAAATAGAATTTTATACGCATATTCAGGTGGTGTATTTTATGACATACATCCTATTAAAACTACAACAACGCTTACAAGTGCATTTACCACGACTAATGGATCACCAACTGTTACAATAACTTTTAGCACTTCTCACGGTATAAATCCTCAAGATATAATTTTATTAGATAATTTTAGTACAATTACTGGATCTAACTTTGGAGCTAGTGATTTTGATGATAAAAAATTTATGGTAACCACTGTTCCTACGGCTACCACTTTAACAATTACAATGCCTTCAAATGAATCAGGCTCTGGTGCAACAACATCAGGAGGAATTAGAGTACAACATTATTATCCTGTAGGACCAGCAGTGCAAGCAAAAGGTTTTGGTTGGGGTCTTGGATCTTGGGGTGGAGAAGATACTTCAGCATTAACAACTACTTTAAATGGTGCATTATTAGATGATACTGCAGGGACAGGCGGATCAGGGACTTCTATAACTTTAACAGACGCTTCACAGTTTCCAAGTTCAGGAACTAATTTTATACAGGTAGGAACAGAAGAAATATCTTACACAGGTGTTTCTGGAAATAATTTAACAGGTATTACTAGAGCGGTAAGAAACTCTACAAGAGCTGCTCATAGTGATGGTGCAACCGTTACAAACTCTTCAGACTATGTTGCGTGGGGAGAAGCAGCATCAGGAGACTTAGTATTAGAACCAGGTATGTGGTCCTTAGATAATTTTGGTGATAAAGCTATTTGTTTAATACATGACAACGCATGTTTTGAATGGGATTCAAGTTTATCAAATGCAAATGAAACAAGAGCTACAATTATATCTGGTGCGCCAACTGCATCAAGACATATGGTTGTATCGACACCAGATCGTCACTTAGTATTTTTTGGAACAGAAACAACTATTGGTACAACATCAACACAAGATGATATGTTTATTAGATTCTCGGACCAAGAAGATATAAACACGTATACACCTACAGCAACTAATACAGCTGGTACACAAAGACTGGCCGACGGATCACAGATCAGAGGAGCTATTAGAGGTAGAGATGCTATTTATGTTTGGACGGACACAGCATTATTTACACAACGTTTTGTTGGATCTCCTTTTACTTTTGCATTTGCACAGGTTGGAACTAACTGCGGACTTGCAGGACAAAATGCATGTGTTGAAGTTGATGGTGCTGCTTACTGGATGTCAGAAAATGGTTTCTTTAGATATGCTGGTAAATTAGAATCACTACCATGTTTAGTAGAAGATCACGTTTACGATGATATAAATATGGAGTCAGGAAATCAAATGATCTCAGCAGGATTAAATAATTTGTTTGGTGAGGTTATGTGGTTTTATCCAAGTTCTACTTCTTCTGTGGTAAATAAAATGGTTGCTTATAATTATTTTGATTCATCTCCACAAAGACCTGTTTGGACTGTTGGAACTTTAGCTAGAACTATGTGGAGAGATTCTGCTGTATTTGGTTTACCTCATGCATTACAATATGATGCAGATACTGATACATCTTTTGATGTTGTAGGTAACACAGAGGGCAGAACAAGTTACTATGAACACGAAACAGGAACTGATCAAAACAGAAATGGAACGATTACAGCTATAACAGCAAATATCGAATCAGGAGATTTTGATATTACACAACAAAGAGCTGCACAAGGACAACTAACCGGTGTTGCAACATTTAGAGGAGATGGAGAGTTTTTAATGAAGATTAGAAGGTTTATACCTGATTTTATATCTCAGACTGGAAATACACAAATTACTTTACAGTTAAGAAACTATCCAAATGATTCACAAGCTAGTTCATCGTTAGGACCCTTTACAATTACTTCCTCTACAACTAAAGTAGATACACGTGCAAGAGCGAGAGCTATTGCATTAAAGATAGCAAATACAGCTACATCTCAAAACTGGAAGTTAGGAACTTTTAGACTAGACACACAACCAGATGGACGTAGGTAATGGCAAAAATAGTACAGGTATTAACGAGAGCTAGTAGAGAATATGATGTTACAGTTGCAGAATCACAAGTAAGAGATCTTGATGCAATAGTAGAAAAATTAAATACTACGTTTCAAGAAGAATTAAAAGATGAGGTAGAAGCATTTAACTTCTTTATAAATTAATGGCAAATAGTTTTATAAATAAAAAAGTAGATTTAACTACAACAGATTTAACGACACTATACACAGTGCCTAATTTTAAAGCTGCTGTTATTAAATCATTGTTAGTATCTGAAGATGCTGGATCAGGAAGCACAATAACTATTACATTAGTAAATTCTAGCGGCACTATATTTAATTTATTTAAAGATAAAGCCATAGCATCTAAGGCAACAACAGAACTTTTAACAAACCCACTTATTATGGAAGAGAGTGAGGTATTGAAAGTACAAGCTGCTGACGCGAACGAGCTGCACGTCATAGCTTCAATATTAGAAATACAGCCAAGAGAGGTAACAACATAATGAAAGATCTACCGGTTTTTGAACCAAAAGAAATTATAACAACTATATCTAACCTTAAAACAGGTGAAGTATATAAAGATGAAAATGAATGGAAGGCTAAAGGAATACCAGAAACTGACATAAAAAGAGATGTAACAGTGGTCATGCCAAGCCTTGATTTAGTAGGAAAAACAAAATAGAATAGACAAATGGCCATAACAAACGCACAACAATATAGACAACTTCGTAGACAGGGAGGCATTATGGGAAGTAATGGTGGATCTATGTTAGTTACTCCAACAAGAGATGGTAGTCGACCAGGATATTCAGACACAGGACCTGGAGGTAATCCAGGTGATGTAGGTGCAGGTCATACTGGAGATTCCATAGGTAGTAATGATGGAGATAATAGAGATAAAGGAAAAGAAATATCTTTGGCAGAAGCACGAGCAATAGCAGACGCAAAAGCTGCAGCTGCATTAGGAGATCCTGATCCATTTGTTGATATGCCATTAGGAAAAAGAGACACAATTACAAGTTATGTAGATAATTTAAGAGCTGCTTTTAGATCAAATCCTCTCATGGGTTTAACAACGCCTACAAGAGTTTTTACTGCACTTGATGTTGCAAGAAAAACTGGTAAGGCAAGAGACATGTTAGGATTACAAAATCCTGGACCACCTGATGATGACGATGATGACAACGGTGATAATCAACAAATTATGTATCCACAAATGATGATGGCTCAAGCACCAAGCATCATGGAACAACCTAAAACAAAAGAAGAGGAAGAACTAGAAGGTTTAAGATTAGCATTCAGAGCTGAAGGTGGATCAATAAACGATCAAATAAGACAAGCATATGGACTTGGTAGCATTGTTAAGAAAGCAACAAGAGCTGTTAAGAAAATTGCAAAATCAGATATAGGTAAAGCTGCATTGTTATATGGAGCAACAGCGGGACTAGGGTCTCTTGGAGCTGGAGGTGGTTTTGGAAGTTTATTTAAATTAGGAACTTATGCACCAGGTGCAGTTAAAGCTAATTTAGGAACGGCATTTACTAGATTTCTGGGTGGTAAATTAACTCCAAATTTATTAGCAGATGAAGTTGCTTTAACAGGTCAACAAAATTTATTACAAAGAGCAATTGGATCTTTTCCAGGTGGAGTAACTGGAGCAATTACAGCAGTATCATTATTACCATTACTAGGTATTGGTACAGGTGACGAATCAGAAGAAGAAGCACAAGCAATATTAAAGCAATCAGGTATTGATATTGATGCAGTCAGAGCTGACCCTAATAAATTTTTAGCAAGAAGATTTAAAGCAGAAGGTGGTTCTATGAAAGAACCAGTAGCAAAGAAAACTATGCCACTATTAGACATGGGTGGATAAGAGATGGATTAAAGAGCTGAAGGTGGCTTTGTGCCAATAGGACGTATGGATAAAGCAGACGATGTGCCTGCTAGATTGTCTAAGAATGAGTTTGTATTTACAGCTGAAGCAGTTAGAAATGCAGGTGAAGGAGATGTGGACAAAGGCGCAGAAGTTATGTATAACATGATGAAGAACCTCGAAGCCGGGGGTGACG